TCCAGATAGCTGACAACTTCCTCTTGGAGCGTAATCTTTGCACTCAGCTTGATCATTTCCTCATCAGACTCGACGAAGCGATCTACTTCGGTCTTGAGAATCACCAGATCAAACGGTTCCCAGCCGAATCTGTCGAGATCTTCCTGTGACATTTTACCTGTATAGTATAGCCACTTATTGCGTCTCCTGACTTTCTTCTCAGATAGAACATGTTCCAACTTCAGCTTTTCTTTGCTGTGGAGGATTAGATACTTGTTATGGATTTGTGGGGTTCTGAGTGACTCGGTATCGAGTTCTGTTTTGTCAATCTCTAGGTCTTTATTCACCATCTCATAAAGTTCATTAAGTATCATTCATTCCTCATTCTATTGAATATGAAGTATAAGAAAATGTGGCTGTCGCAATCACAGGTTCTGTGTCCACAACCACTGAGGAGAATTGAATTCCGCTGATCCCAACTGGGAACATGTCTTTGAATACAACTTTCCTTATATCATTATACGATCCATCCATGATTTGTAAAGTGGCGTCTTTGAAAATGTTATTATGTCCATTCCATTCACCCGGAACATCTTCTGCCGTACTACAAGTCCTCATCCAGTTATAAACTTCTAGCCAGTTTTCCATCTTTTCATCTACGAGGAATGAGATTGACATATTCTCATAGAAGTATCTACCAACTGGCGTTCTAATGGGAACACCTAACTGTGCAACAGGTAACTCAAGTGGCGATATTGTCAGTGAGGGTAGGTTTACAGATTGTGCAAAGTACTCAACATTTGGAATTTCTGGGAATTCCAACTTGAAAAAGTTTGTTGCTAGGTAGTTATTTGTTGGTGGTTGTGACATACTAAAGTATTTATAAAAAAACAACGAGGGTCCGAAGACCCTCGCTGCTTATTTTAATTAGAACTCTAAGATCAGTTACCGTGAAGGTTCTTGATTGCGAAGAGACGGTAGTACTGGTTACCACCGGGATCGGAGTTGAATACGTCACCAGATCCATCGTTACGAGCGAATGGGTTGTTGACCATTCCGTAACGAGTCTTGAACCCGATCTTGGGCTGGAAGCTGTCCTGACCAACCGCACGCACCATCTGGAGGGGAACGTAGGGGCAGTAGAATAGACCAGCGTCATATGGGCTAGTTCCCTTGTATCCAACACATGCGAAGTCAGCGCCTTCAGTGCTTGAGTAGGGATCAATGTAGACTCTCATCTTACCGTTGAGAACACCAGCGAAGGTGTTACCAGTGTCATCAACTTCCAACTGGTTGTTGATGGCAGGTGAGATGTTAAGGAAGCCACCCATTGCGAGAGCACTTGCAACATCCGACGAGCAGATGAGGAAGTTACCCTTACCACGGCGAGTTTCCTTAGCGATGGTGTTGGCTTCACGTTCGATCTGGAACATGAGACCACGGAAGCGTTCTGCGCTCCAACGACCATCAGAGTCAGCGTTGAGGTCATAGAGACCACCGAGTGCTGAACCAGAAGCCATACCGGAAAGGTCGGTCTGTTGAGCACCTAGCTGCGCGTTGTAGTAGATGGTACGAACAAGTTCGCGGTTGATTTCAGCGAGAACTTCAGTGCTAAGAATGTTAGCAAGTTCGGTCTCGGCATCAAGTCCGTGAACAGCCTTGAGATCCTGAGCAAGCTCAGTCGTGTACTCAGCCTTGAGCGCACGGCTACGAGCAGAGACAGCAACACGATCAATGTTGAATGCCATCTGAGCGAATGCACCGTCAACGTCAGAACCGAGCTTTTCGGCAGTACCGGTAAGCATTCCACGGAATGCAGCACCGAATACGCTGTTAGCAATAGCTTCACGAGGATCAGTTCCACCGTAAGTACCACCAGCGGGTGAACCAGCGGTGACACCAGATGGGTTTACACCACCGGTAGCACTGAATGCTGCGACACCGTTGACCTGCGAAACAGGACCGGAGTTACCTGAGAACTTAGCGTTAGCTTCTTGGAAGAGAGCTTCGGGGGACGAAGCAACTGAACCAGCACCAGCAGCAGCTTGAGCACCGTAACGGGCACGCATCGCGAAGATGAGACCGGTAGGAGCACTCATGGGCTGAACACCAGCGATGTCGTAAGCCATTAGGTTAGGCATAGCACGACGAACGAGGCTAATAAGGACGGGATCGTAACCAGCAAGAGCGCCGACGCCACCTGCTGTGATCTGAGGATCAGAGAAGTTACCACCCATTGCGTTGGTTGGTGCGGCTTCCTGAATGTACTGCTCACGAAGAGCCTTTTCTTGGTTTTCTAGAAGGACCGAAGTTACCTTCTTCTTATACGAATCTTCGATTCGGGGGAGTGCGTCATGCTCAAGTAGGGGTTCCCACTTTTCGCAAAGAGCATCCATTGGGGCTTGGTTATCAAAATCCATTGTAGATTTCTCCTGTTTAGTGTTATTGTTTTACGTAAAAAATATTAAATTAATGCTTTCTCATATGGAAACCAAGGGTATCAACGTATTGATCCATTGCAGATCCATTTGAGATTTTCTGGTTGGTTGTTTCTTCGATAAGCTCGACAGGCTCAGCAACTGGAGCGGTGTGCTCAAAGTATGCTTCATGAAGCTGTGCAAGCTTATTGTTGAAACTCTGGGGATCTTCGAACGAAATTGCTTCTGCAAGAGCACCAAACTTCTCGACTTCAGTGTCAGCAAGACCCTGAGTATAGTGTGCGAAAAGCTGAGCCTTTGTAGTTTCATTAAGCTGTGCGTTGAGCTTAACATTTGCTTCGATCTCTGAGTTGAGGTCTTCCTGAAGCTGCTCGTTTGACTCAAAGAGTTCATCGAGAACATCGTAGCGTTCGTCAGGAACGTTGATGTAGTGGGCTTCAAAGAGACTCTTAAGACCAGTGATGAAGGATTCAGCAACATCGGTCTTAATTCCTCGCTCAAGAGCAAGCTCATTCTTGTTGATCCACTCTTCAACTACGTAACCGAGGTAGTCGTCAAGCTTTTCAGCAAGATTGCCAACAACTTCTTCAAGTTGTTCGCTAAGAATTGTTCTATAAGACTCATCGAGCTGAGTCGCAAGATCGTTAATTTTAGTGTTTACTGCGGCTTCGAAAATAGTTCCTGCGCGAGACATGAAATCTTCCGAAAGGTCTTGACCGTCAAACATGACTCCAAGATGTTCCGCAACTTCTTCTGCACCCATCTGGGGAACAAAAACAGTTGCGGGTTCGTAAGCAAGACCCTTAGCAGCAATACTTGCTTGGTTTGCTTGCGCAATCCCATCAGGGATTACTGAATTATCAGCGACTGCATCGCCTTTACCGGATGCGTCATGTGAACCTCGACCCGAGGCATCATAGTCGGCCGACCCAGTGTTTGTAGAAGTGTTGCCTGCGTCAGCAGTCATTTCTTCTTCTTCCTCGTATCGTGTATCTTCCATTGAAAGCTCCTTTAGCCTATTCTTGGTATTTATAAAAGTTTAAAGTTTAGTTAGGAAATCCTTGAATGCATTCAAGGCTGTTTCCTGTAAGTTTTTGCGAGATGCTTGTTTGATTTGTTTTTCATACTGTGCAATTTGTTGTTCACGGAGTAAACCATTATCCCACACCCATTCTTTACCTTCTAAAATGCCATTAACAAAGGCATCTGGTGCAGATGGATCCGCTACAATATCGACAGCAGATAGAACGAAGTCTTTCTGGACCTCGTTGATTCCGCCTGAGTTCTTTTTTAGTGAACCCATACCACGAGAGGACACACCGAGACATGCTCCCTCGTCGATGAGACTTTTGACAATGTTACCCATGGGTGTGTCAAGGACTTTTGACTTTCCGATGAAGTTATTTCCATCAGTCTTGAGTTCTTTGATAATATGGGAAACCTTGTCGAGGTTTACAGTAGGACCGGAAGGGTGATTGAGTTCACCCATTGCACGGTTTTTATTTACATATTCAGTAACATACTTTTCCACTGCGGGACCAATATGTTCGGGTGGGTAAATACGACCGTTCCGGTTCCTCTGTGCTGCTTGCATAAAGACACCTTCGATGTAATAGTGCTTTACACCGTCTTTTTTCTCTACGAGGAGGTTTACGTCCTCTACCATTTCTGTAATGAGTTTCATGTCTTTATACCTTTCTTGTTATTATCTACGTTCTCGTCTGCCTAGAGGGTTACTTCCGCCTCCGCGAGGACCGACGATGCCACCAAATCCGTCTGGAGCTCCGCCCTCCGGGCGTCCTGCGACGGAGATTGGATCGCTGACATTACCACCATCACCGGGGCCCTCAGTAGGAACGTTAGCAATTGCATTTAAGAGGTAAGTGATACTAGATCCGTATTGTCCTGCTGCGGCAGCTCCTGTTGAGAAAGCTCTCG